CCCGTGTTCGGAACCAGAACCGTCTGATAGGTCGTTGCGTTGTACGACACCAGCGAACCGACAACCGTTGAAGCCACCCCGACGAGCAGGATGAATTCGCCTTCGCCGTAAGTCGGATCGTCAGCACGAACGATCTTCCCGAGGACGTTGGGCGGTGACGGGATAACTGTAGCCGAGCCGGACGAAACGCCGCCCGGAGAGGTCACACCCGTGTCGATGGTGGCGATCTGAAGCAGACCGGCTTGGTTTTCAATGATAGTAAAAGCCATTTTGCTTCTCCTTTAAGCGATCAAAACGCCGCAAAATTGCGGGCCGGAGGACGTAAGATTGCCCGCCCATCCGATCAATTTCACAATCATTCTGTTACTTTCAGCCTTTCGGCTTACTGACCATCTTTCGATGGCGGGGAAACCGCTTCGGATCTCCCTCACCGACTTCAATAAAGTTATATCGGTGCTCAGACTATCGCTTCCGCTTTCGCGGCCCTCTCACTTAGTCGTTCACGCTGCTTTCGCTTGCGCCCTGTCGCCCGCTTCCGGGCTTCCAAGTCAATCAGAGAAGGTTTATAGACACCATTTTAATGAAACGTTGGTTTAGCGTCTTGGTTAACGGCTTGCCGTTCGCCGCCAATCGGTACGAAATTCCTGTCAACGTGGGGCCGGAACATCATGTATTTCGTATTCAGGAACCACATATGCGAAGCAGTTGCAGCCGAACCGATACCGCCGTCCAGCACCACATCCGAGGCCATGCCCGCGCCGTAGTATTTCAGCGAAGCAAAACCAGCACCCGCAGACGAGTTGCCCGAGTCAGAGATGCGCTGAATCGACTGAAGCGATTGCAGATACAGACGGTAATAAATGTTATCCGCCACGATCAGATCGGGTTTGTCGGTTCCGCGAATCAACTGCACAGCCAACGAGTCCATGTACTGCTGGATGTTGGAGGCTGAAGTAGCCGAACCACCGTTCGTCACGCCCGAATAAGCAACCGACTGCCAGAACGAGTAAGTGGCACGGTTAATGCCGCCATACGTCCCAGAGGTCGGAGCATCCGGCACAGCCGCGCCGAGGCCCGTGATGTTCTTGCCGCTGTTGCCGGTTCCGTCCAGATAGATATCCGAACCGATACGGTTAGCCAGTTGCGCTTCAGCCACGTTCATACGACCGTCGAGCAAATCAATTATTGCTTCCTTGCCCGAGTTTTGAATCATCTCCAGGCCGCTGATAGAGACTGCCGCAGCGTACTGGGTGATGCCGAACTGAGCAGCCGAGATCGGGCTGTTTTGCGACACGTTCAGCACTTCGTAACCCGAGTACGAGTTCGTGTTGTTCGTTGTGCTGTCGTTGTACATGATCTCTTGCAGGATGACGTTACCGCCGGAGAACGTTTTCACGTTTCCGCGTTCCTTCAGCCTACGCAAGAGCGCGTTGTTGTTTGTTACGTTGTCTGCAAGCTCACCCGAGCGACTTTGAATGTTGGTCGCAATGATGTCACTTACAGAACTATTGGCGAATGCCATGTTTTAGCTCCTTGAAAGTGGTTAGAGTCGTTCGCTGAGGTTTTCAAACTGCTCTGCCAGCAACGCCCGACGATCTTGCGCTTTGGATTGAGTAGCCGCTCCGGGTGTGGAGCCTCTGACGCTCACCGCTGCCGCCCTTGCTGCTTTCGCAACCCTATCGGCTCCGGCTCTCTTTACCTGTTCTGCTTGGGCTTGTTTGCCCGCGTGAACTGTCTCAAAAAGTCCCGGATCTAGGCGCACCGCTTTGTCGTAAGCATCTTGCAAATCGGTCGCAACGCCGCTCTGTAGGAGCTGGATCATCACAGGCCGTGCTTCTTCAAAATGCTCTGCCTTCTGCGAGAAATTGTTTATCTCTCCGAGAAGGGCTTGGTTCTGTAGCTGTTCTTGCTGTTGTTTCCAGCCCATCACCTCGCCGCGAACCGAATTTAGCTCGTTTTGCAAGGCATAAAAATTTGGATCTACGGCAGTCTGTTGTTGCAAACCACCGACATCAGATAAATTTACTCCGTAACTTTGTGCAAGTCTAGCAAAATATTGGTGCTTTTCAGCGGGTTGCGAGTTTCTTAGAATGTGGTCTGCTTCCATGAGGGCTTTTACAGCCTTCGGAGCATCAATCCCCAGGCCCGTAATTGTCGGCATATACGGCGCAATGACCTCTTGCATCTGATCCGCGAACTGGGCTTTAGACCTAAGAGGCTCTATCCCCGCCTTCATCTGTTCTTCGCGCTGATGGGCGTATTCCTTCAGCCTATCGTCGGCGGTCTGCCAAACCTCGTGATAGTCCTTTTTCCAGCTTGCCGGGGGGCGCTTCCAGACAGGCTCTTCAACGGCTTCTGCTTCTGGAGTCGTTTTAACGGGCGTTTCGGCTTTGGCGTACTTGCCGGCATCGTCCCTAGCGGGTTCAGCGGGGCTGGCTTCGATTTCGTCGAATTGCTGGGCAAGCATTTCCCGGCGGGCATCGCCGTTCTCGACTGGCACAATCTCATTAAGGTCAGACATTTTTGCTCCCTGTGGGGGTCATTTGCGGGTGAAACGAATGTCATCCCTGAGCCTGGACAAAACCTTGTTGGCTTGGGAATGGGTCATATTGGCAAGCTGAGACTGCAAAACCTCGCGCCGGGTGTCTTTTACGATGACAGGCTTGGATTCCATACTCTCGTTGCCGACTTCAAAACAATTGTGCCTTTTCAGGTGCTCCCGGTGCTGGGAGCGGCTCGTAATCATTGAACCATCAGCCATCGACTGATAGGGCTGAATATCTGGCTGGATCATCACGCCTTCAGCTGGGGTTCGCTCAACTTGATCTATCGGAACCCACTCGCCTTTGATAGAAACGTATCTCATAGCAGCATCATCACTTCTTCGTCGTCCAGTTCAATGTGTAGGTTCCAGATCCGTTCGACCCGGTCCAAGTCGTCGAGCATCTTGTCGTAATCAATCGCTGGCAAAGTCGATGCGCGTTTCTCTGTGTACGGTGCTGCGATCTCTGTCGCAACGTCTGGTCTACCCTCAACGATTCGCTCAAACGCATAAATAATCTCGTCTTTTCGCCGCTTTTTGTCTTGTATTTCTTTTGCGAACTTCTTTTTGAGGTAATCGCCGTCATGGGTATCCAGCACAACAATCGGGGTAACGTAGTCCCAAGTTGCGCTGTCCCATGTGCCGACATCCCATTCGCCATTCATTATTGGACGACTTCGACCCCGATTGCTCTACCGTCCGGGCCGCGAATGATTCGTTTCTTTGCAGTTAGAGCCGTCATGATGTTGCCCATCCTGTCCATTGAGTCGTTCTGCGTCTGTGCGAGTGCTTCCTGCATTGCGCTCACTTGCGAGAGTCCCGTTCCAAGTTCTTGAGCCATCCGAGCGGCGCTGGCTGTGATTGCGTCCACCAGAGGCGGGTCGCCGCCAGGGTTCGCGCCAATCCTTGCCACCGTGACTTTGGTTGCTGCCTCTAGTTCTGCCTTCCAGCGATTGAACTCATCCTCTTGCGCGGCTTGCTGCGCTTTCATCGCCATTTCGTGCTGCATCTTCTGTTCTTCGATCTGCGCTTGCATCTGCGCGAGTTGCATATCTGCTTGAATCTTCGCTTGGTGCATCTGCGTGTCGATCTGGGCCTTTATCTGCGCGGCTTGCGAGTCTGCTTGCATCCGCATCTGTTCGCCTTGCGCCGAGGCTTGCATCTTTGCTTGCTCAAGCTGCTGCGCGGCTTGAATCTTTATCATCTCTGGGTCTTGCGGCGCGGGTTTCGGGTTCATCGCCGCTTGCTTTTGCGCTTGCTTCATCTTTTCCAGAGCTTGATCTATTGCGCCTTCAATCGGCGCAGCCTGTTTGAATGCGCCGACTCCGAATTTCATTAATTCGACCAACATCGGAACCAACTCTGGCGATTGCTGGCCCACGGGCAATGCCTCGCGCATGAAACCGCCGAACGCGGTCAGGAATTCGACGCGATCCTTCTTGTTCTGCTGTTCGTCGAGTTGAACAAGACTGTCAGAATCCACCTCAATCCTGAAGTTTCGCAGCGGGCTTTCTTGCAGCAGCATTAGGGCTTGCGGGACGAGGGCTTGATCTTCTTCGCTCATCTGCTCAGCCGCGGCGTACTCTAAAATTGTCTTCGGCTGAAACTTTGTGCAGATAATCTGCGCTTTTAGACGGATCAAACCGCTAGCGAACAGGGCGACTTCTTCCTGCATTGAGCGCAAGCGCAGTCCAGCATATTGGCCCTTGATCTGCTGCGCGGTTGCGGTTTCAGACGCACGGGACGCACCCCGGATAATGTCGCTGATGCCTGTAATTTCGTAGATTTGCGCTTTAATTTCTTCCCGCGCCCGATAGCATTGCAGCAAAGCGTTCGACAACGTATCCAGCGGCAAGAGATCGATGCTTCCCTTCAGCCCGCCCTTTTCGCTGAACGCCATCCATTTATCGACCGGAATCAGCGCGTTGTTTTCGCCCTCAGTCAGCAGTCGCTGAAGGCTGGGCTGGCTTGCGTCATAGACACCCCGAACCCGTAAAGCCTTCACAAGCCCGTCAATTCGATCTGAGAGGATATCTAGCTCGTTGGCTTGGTCTTGATACAGAATGAAGTCAGGAACCGGCACAAGCGTGTCTGAGGTCGTTGTGGCGTACAACGGTTCGCAGCAAGGAAAGAATCCCTCAAGTTCTAGCGGATCGTCCCGCTCGTCGATCATTTCTGGGTTGTTCTTGCTGAACCAAAAGACCTTGCCGCTATCCTTGCACCAAAGCTCACAGATTTTCGCTCGGGTGCGCTCTTTGGTTGATTGCCCGTAGTTCGTCAGCGTTTCAGGGCCAGAGTCGAGCGCGATTTTCTTGCCTGTCTTTTCTCCGAACCGTTCGATTAGGGCTTCCCGGCTCATGTACACCCAGCGCCACACACAGGTGACTTCTTCCCATGTCCTGGCGACCGAATGACCGAAGTCCTTCCAATGCACATAATCAGTCGGAGCGCATTCGTACTCTATTTCCTCTTGCGGCTCTTCTCCGGCGGTGTAGTCCAGGTCCGGCGCACCTTCAGGGGTCTGACCTTCAACGCGTTCGTTCTCAACGTCCTCTGTGATTTGCAGCCCGTCCTCTGGAACGTCCTGCTGGCGAACGTGCGGCTCATAACGCACCCATGCCACGCCTCGCCCACCGAGGAACCTGTCCTCGACCGCGTGTTTCATTGTTGCGCGAAAGTCTGGGTAATGCTCAATCTCAAAGTCTAAGGCGCGTTCAAGAAGCTGCCCAGCCACGCGGCCCACTTGGTCATTGTCCCCGAATCGACGCTGGGCTACGGCTTTGGGTAGCTTTGCGTACACAGCAGGAATCAGCGTCTGGACGTTCGACCAGAGGATGTTGAATTTGGCGGTTTCGTTTGTGTGCTGGCTTCGGTTATCGTCACGGTAACGCTTCACGATCTTAGTCGTGCGCGCTTCCCACTTCTTGAATTCGTTATCGTATGTCGAAACGACATTGAGCCATTTCTGCACACCTGTGCTGGTTGGTTCCATTAGTTTATTCCTTTCTCGCGCATAACGATTTCTACAAGGCCCGGTATAGCAACAGGCGCAATGCCTGCCGTTAACATCGCTTTAACAATGTCTGAATGCGTAGTAATTGAATTGCCGATCTTGTCCCAAACGGCGTGATGCGTTAAATGTTGGTAGAAAGGCTGCAATTCTGGGCTTATCTCAAGATTCATTTTTTGCTGCCTTGAGGCAAGGCGGTCTACTGCTTGGTCGCCACCAGCGCCACCTTGCCTACGCATAAACTTACTGGCGCTGTCTCCGCTGTCTAGTGTGTGCAAATTAAGCTGCCTTGCGTCAAGCGTAGGAATGTCGCCGCGCCCAAGCATTGAAGGAAGGAAACCAGACTTTGCTGGGCCTATACCATATATTCCTTGAGCAAACTTCCGCCACTCAGGAACAGAACCTTGCACTAAATCGTTAATTGATCCGTTTACCTGTGGAAGTTTTTGGGCGGCGTATTCCAGATCTTTGCCAAGCACTTGAGACATTCCAAACGGTTGGAACCGCCCAACTAAATCATCTATTGCAGCGGCATCCACTTTCCCACTTTGCGCCGCGTCTAGATACGATTTCCCTGCTGGCGAACTAAACCATTCGGACATATAACCTTCTGGTCGAGTAAACCCGCTTGCAAGGTCGTCCGACATTTGCCGTCCAGCACGGTTTACGCTGCTTCGCGTTATTCCGTAAGCCTTTATAAGATCCCTTGCGCCCAAGTCGCCCGCCGCCGCCCGTTTTGCTTGTTCCGCCATAAATGTTCCATATCCCTCTTGGATATATTTTGGAACTTCTTTTATATTCAGGTCTGCTGAAACATCTTTGAGCGGCCTCCAGCGCCAATCTTTGATTAAGCTAGTAATTCCCGGCCCTGAATTTATTGCAGCTTGGTTAACCGCGCCCATGATCTGATCCCGCGTTCCGCCCGTAGCAGGGGTTGGGTACGCCTGCGCCATGTTCTGCCCGAACTGCTGCCAGTTCTGCGGCATTGTTTCGGCGTATTGCGTCAGCATATTTTCTGCTGGTGCGTTTTGTTTAATTGCTTCAGCTTTTCGCGCCATCAACGGATTAACGGTCGCAGGACGGCTTGCGTCCTCCAGTTCTTGCTGGTAACGCAACGCCGCAACGAGGCGGTCAGCGTCAGCCACGATTGCGCCCTGAAATAGCTCGCGCCTTAGCCTGTGCGTCCTCTTTGCTTGATGCGCCCCAAGCCTTCAGCGCGAGCGCCAAGCGGGTTGGCTCGCCGTTCTTCTCCATCGGCCCCGGCATATTGCCCATCCTAGCCAGAAACGAAGCGCGGCGCGGGTTATCGCCAGCCTTCACGGGAGCCTTTAGCGTACCGCCGGTCTCGGCTTTGTAAGACGCTCGGCCCTTGGCGTTCAGCCCGCCCGCAGGGTTCTTGCCTTCTTTGCGTGTCCACGCTGCGCTCATTTTGTGAATATCACATCCCTGTTGACCCGGTCAGCAATCTTGTAGCCCATGCTATCTGGGACAGCCCATCCGCTACGATATTGCATAGGCCACCCGAGTCTGCTCCCAAGGCCGAGGCTTGCCGTGAAACGCCACAATCTTGTCATTGGGCTTCAAGCCGACAGTCAGAACATCAGCCTTGAACGACACGATGCCTTGCGTGATGTCTTGCCAGTAAGTAACGTTTTTATCCCGCAGCGCCCATTCGATGTATATCTGATCCCCGCCGTCACAGTATCGATCACCGTCAAGGAACTGGTCGTAAAGCTCGGTGTGCGGCTTCGACCAGTACATGAGGCTCGACTGCATCGCGTTCGGGTTTGTCTTGCCCCTGTAAAAGTCGCGCAGGATGACGAAATCGTGGCCCTTGGCTGCGTCAAGGATCTCAAGGCAGTCACCCACGAGGATTGTGTCCAGATCCATGTACAGGGCGCTGGGCAGGCGAAATAGCTCGATCTTCGACCACCAGCCAGCCCAATCGTTGACCAGCGGGATCGTCGAGCAGTCCAGATCCATGTCGGTGAGGCAGACGAAATCCTCGCCGGGTAGGAATTTGGCACATTGAGCTTGAAGCGAGTAAACGTGCTTCGGCTCGTAGTCGCCACCAGACTTTAGGACGCAGGCAATCATTTTTTCTTAACAGGCTTTGCGGTCTTTTCAGATTCACGGAAAGCAGCAGCAGTCGGTGCGCCTGGCGTTCCGGGCTTACGCATCTGCTCACCGGAACCCGCTTTAATGCGCTCCTGCTTTGCCAGAATATTTGCGTACAGACCGGGCTTGTTCATACGCTGAAGATGCCCACAGCCATCACCTCGACACCCGCGCCGGTCGTGACTTTCCACGCGCCATCATCCGATACAGCATTGACCTCGACGTTATATACGCCAATGCCTGAGCCGGGGCTTGCGGGACAGACCGTATGCGTCAGGATGCCCGTGCCTGAGCCGTCAACGAGAACAACGTTGCCCGTGGCGGCTGTGGTGACCGTGCAGATCAGCCTATGGATGTAGTCGCCCTTTGCGCCCGCTGTGCCGAGCACTTGCGCGGTTGCGCTGGCTGCAACGTGCTCATATTGATATCGGTACGGATACGAAACGCCGCTCATAGTCGCTTCCTTTGATTAGATTGCTGATGGGTCGCCCACATATCGTTCAGGGTAACTTCGTTTTCAGGGCCGACGATTAAGGGTTTGATCCTGTCGGGTGCTTTCGTCGCAGGCTCTTTGCGCCAGACGATTGAGAGCATTCGCAGAGCGTCTGCCGGATGGCTCGTCCAATCGTGCCTTGGGGTCTGCCTGAACGCTTTCTTATCTTCGTCGTACTCTCGCTGGTACTGGCGCAGGGCTTCCATGCCTTCGTCGCACTTCTCAGCGTCGAACCATGTCATCGGGAGCATCTGGCGCACGGCTTGGATGCCATCCTGAACGCTTAAATCGGGGACGATGGCAAGGTTGTTGATGCCCAAGTGTTCAGCCATTTGCTCGATGATCGACTTGCCGCCAGAGGCTAGGGTCTTGGCTCGAGCATCGTGTGGCAGATAGTGCTTTCCGTACTTGTAGGGCTTCGCTTTAATGACTGCGGCGAGTTCGTTGATATTCGCCCCGCTGACCGCGTAATAATCGATAACGTGGATCTCGCCCCGGATCACTTGGTAGAACCAGATCGCGGTATCGTCGCGGTATCCCAAGTCCCAGGCGGTGTGGACGGGTACTTCGGGCTGGTAGCCCACTTGGGTGATGCGGCCTTCTTCAGCGGCCTCGCGCATCTCTGTCCCGTAGAACGCACCGAGGATTGCAGCTTCAAATGAGCACTCAAATTCTTGTAGAAATTGATCGCTAGAAAGTTGCGCTCTGGCTGCGTCTATCTCCGTAGCAGGGAGCAGGCCCGACTTGCTGGCGGGTAGCTCGAGCAGGAACCACTCGTCTTTGAGCTTGCTGGCGGTGGATCTAATGTCCCAGAACTGGTTTTTTCCACGAGGTGTTCCTCCAAACACGCAAAACCCCTGTTTATCTGAAAGTGCTGGACGAATTACAGAACCAAACACGCTAGGCTTAAAGTCTCCAAATTCATCTAAGTAAATGCCGCTGAATCCCAATCCCCGGATCGCGTCTGCGTTATCCGCTCCGAACAGCCGGATCTTGGCCCCGTTGATGAGCGTCACGGTTAGCTCTGCCTCGTTAGAGTCGGCTGAGATCGGCTGAGCGTAGTGCTTGAGATAATCCCAAACGACGGACTTGGCCTGGCTGCGGAACGGCGCAACGTAGCCGTACAACGGCATGGAATCTTTTGACATAACCGCAGCGCGGATGATGTCGTTGATCGCTGCGACCGTCTTGCCAGCGCGTCGATGCGCGACAAGACACGCCCAGCGGTGCGTTCTGTTGTGAAACGGCATGAACGCTTTGCGAGGCGCATAGGGTAGGATTATTTCTCGGACTGCCATGTGATTTTCAGCTCTTGGGGGCCACCGTCCGCACCCGTTACCTCAGTCCTCGCCAGTTTGGGTACGTGATATTCCAAGAGGTCGGAAAAACACTTAAACGCCGCCGCTGGCCCTTGGTCTGCCGCTATCTCGTCCAACCAACCCTGAAGCCTGTCAGCATTGCCGTCAACGAACCGGGCAATTGCTTCACGGGCCGCGACAGTCGTTTTGTTTTGCAATCCTTTAGGGCGACCAGCTCCGGGCCTTTTGTCACCTTTTTTAAATTGTCCAGAGTTAGTATTCACTAACTTATCGCTTTCCCGGCATACGCTTCATGGTTTCAGCCAGCCGCTTACCCTTATCGGCTTGGTTATAGTCTTTGGCAACGCTTACTGGAACGCCGACCTTCTTTGCAAACTTTGGGTCGTGAGCGGCGGCTGCCATCATGCGAGCTTGGGCAGGTGATTTGCTTGGCATATTAAAAGCTCTTTCGATAGTTCACGCCCAGACCTGTCACCCCGCCCGTAATCGGTTGGCTCTTGGGCTTGCCAACGTAGCCTTCCACATACGGCGCGAGGGACGAGGTGCTATCTAGCGGGACGTTATAAGCCAATCGACCGCCACCGAACATTCCGCCGCTGCCCTGGCCTCCGCCCCCGCCGCCAGAGAATTGCAGGTTCCGCAGAATCTTCTGGATCTCGGTTTCTTCTGGCGTATTACCAAAATTGGGCGAGTTGTTCCCGTAGTATTTCAGGGCTTCTGCGAGGCGTTCTGAGTCATCCATTACTTGAGGTTCTTCAGCTTGTAGCAGGTTGAGTCTAAAAGCTCGGCAATTTCATCAACGATGTTCTGAAGCTGGGTATCGTCAGGCAAAACTTTGCGGATCTTGTCTACAAAGTCTTTGATTTGTTCTATGTACGCAAGCGGGCGCTTGGCAATGTGATAGTCAGAGGGATAGTCAGCGATCACTTCGTAGCGGCCTTGGTACGCTTCAGCCCACTTATCGACAAGGTCGATGATTGCATCGTAATAAACAGCCAGCGCAACGTGTTCTGAATACGATTTCGTTTGCAGGTGCATGAAATGCGCGTTCGTTCCCGAATGGAACAGGACGGAAATGAACGTAGCTGCGTTTTGCGTTCTGGTCATGAAAATAATCCGAGGACTAAGGCTGCGCCCACGAGCAGCAGTCCCCGGACACAACGCGGCTGGGTGGGGAGTTCACCAGCGCGGTGGGCAAGCGCGAGGGGAGTCGCGCAAATAGGGGTTGCGGTCATTTTCAGAGGGTATTCCTCCGAAAAATAGAAGTCAAGCGAGGAATTTCATCGTTTTCACGGTTGATTCGACTCCTGCCAGATCCCGGACGATTGCGCGACAGCCTTTCCAAGTAGCGGCGAATTCGATCTGGTCTTGGGTTTCCTTGCCTTTTGGCATTTTGACTTCGACCAGCCAGGTTACGCCTTGGATGGCAACGAGGAGGTCGGGAACGCCTTGACCGAGGGGAGCGAGGGAGAGGACGGAGCAGCCGAGGGATCGGAAGGCTTCGACCATTTCTGTGTGGTTGGTATCGGTTCGGGCGGCTCGTCGCATATTTGTTAAACCTTCTTTATCTTTTTATCCACCGGACAAGTGTCCGGGAAAAGAAAACAGGACACCTGTCCCCGGACAGTTGTCCGGGACAGACAGGGTCTTTTTTCCTAAGGGGTTGTCCTGTCTGTCCA